AACTAATAGAATTAATAAAATTCTATAAATAATCCACCTTAATGATAATCTTTGAAAAGCAGGAGTATATGTAATAAGATAAGAAACTGATTTTGGTATTGGTGTTATCTCTGGTAAAATAACTTCAGACAATCCTAATTTAGTGAGATATTCATTCAACGGCTTAGACTCTTCAATAATATATGCAGGTCTTATTTCTTCTGGAGTATCTGGAGAATAAATAACTTCTGGTGGTAAATTTATTACTGTATAAATTCTTCCAACCCAATCTACTCTAAGTTTGAATTTTTCCCATTCGATAGAACCCATATTATTTTTAATGGTTCTTCTCACAAAGAAATAATTTCCTATGTCCGTTATAACTCTTTTAAATGGATATCTCATGACTTCTTTATTTTCTTAATTTTAGATTACAGTATAAGAAAAGTTACATTAATCATTAAAAGTTAAATTAACTCCTGGAAACATTTCTCTTACCTTTAATCTTGCTCTTCTGATTCTTGTAGCTATAGCTCTTTTCTTCATACCGTGTTTATCTGCAATCTCTTGATATTTCATTCTTAGAATTTCTCTATCATAAAGGATGTCTTTATAAATTTCAGGAAGATTGTTCATCTTCTCTATGACATTATCATAAAGATCCTCCATCTCATCATTATCCATAGATACGTAATCACATGTGGTATCTCCGTGAACTTGATTTGAACTTGATTGAAATACATGATCGTCTGAATCATCTGAATTTCTAACCATCTCCTGTATAATAGGCATGTATCGATCTTCACACTTCTTAATAACTAAAGATTCGTTTCTAGCTATATTATATACCCAGGTGGAAAAGTTACCTCTTGTTGGATCATACTGTGTGATCTTAGTCCATATCTTAGCCATTGTATTAGAAACAGCATCCTCTGCAGCTTCTTGCTCTATTAGTATAGATTTACAATGATTTAATAATCCAGGTTTGATTCTTTTGTATAGTTCTACAAAATCTTTCTCTGATGAGCTTCTCATAAAGCTCTCTGCCAATTCTTGAATGTTTTTTACTGCCATTTTGGTTCCAATTTTTTTAAATTTCTAATCTTCTTATTTCTATCCCTGCTTCTTCAAAAAGTTTAAAAGAATCTGTCTTTCTATAAACTTCCGAATATACTATCCTTTTAATTCCTGCCTGAATTATAAGTTTAGCACAATCAAAGCAAGGTGATAGGGTTACATATAATGTAGCACCTTCCGCCGAATTTGTACTCTTAGCTAGTTTTGTTATAGCATTAGCTTCCGCATGTAAAACTGTTGATATGGTGTTGTTGTCGCAATCTTCGCATTGATTAGGAAATCCTGAAGGAGTTCCATTATATCCATCGGATATTATTGTACGATTGTTTACTATTAAACACCCTACCTGACTTCTTTTACAGTGGGAATTCTCTGACCAAACTTTGGCCATTCTTAAGTACAATAAATCGATCTTATTCTGCTTCGCTTGTGGTAGGTTCTGATTGATCATCAGTTTGTGCTTTTAAAGGTGTGACTTCGATTTTATAGCGTTCTACGATTGAAAACACGTCTCTTAGTCTAAAAGCACCAAGGAGATTTAGTATCTCATTAACTTCATCTTCTGTAAACTCCAATTTTTCCTTATTATCCAAATTCTGCAGACATTTTTCATAGTTCGAATATTCCTTTAGGAATTGAGCTGATGCCTGTCTAAGCTCGTTCGAAATCTCATAGTTTTTACTCATACTGTTTTATTTTAGGTTTATTTTTACAAATATAATGAATCCCTTTTAATAAGTAAACCCCTTACTGAAACTTTTTATTAGTAGGGGTAACAATTAAGGGACCTTGCATAGTACTATTAAGCTGTGTCAGTAACGATACCATATTTTTCATAGTTTCCAACATTTCTTTATTTCCTTCTCCTTCTGTTTTATTTACTTCAACTTTTTTTTCGTTATTAGTAGTTTCGCTCTTCGGAGCTTCTGTAGTAGTACTTCCAGAACTCCCTGTATTAGAACTAGTATTACTAGTAGTGGTATTAGTAGTGCTAGTAGCAGTAGGTTCAGGCTCGTTAGGCTTTTCTACTGGTGCGCTTACACTAGATAAGTTTTGTGTTGTTGTTTCTATCTTACCCGTAGAAACAGGTAAAGTTTCATTTACCTTCTCATTTTTATTATCTATTTTAGTTTCTAACTTAGTCTCCTCATTTTTTTTCTCTGGCTCTTTACTTCCAGTTCCTCCAGTTCCTCCAGTAGATCCAGCATTTCCTTTAGGTGAACCAAAAAGATCCTCTGCTTTCTTTTCTGCAAGTTTTACTGTTGCAGACTCACCTTGACCTGTTCCACCTGTTCCACCTGTTCCACCTGTTCCAGAAGAAGCTCCTAGATCTATACCAAATAGATCTTTAATCATACTATTAACTTTGGTATCCCTATTTGCTGAATCTATTTTTGCTGGTTCAGATTTAACAGTAGATCCTGTAGTTCCCGTAGGACCTGTACCGCTTTTTGTTTCTGTTAATTTTGTTTCTGCTGAAGAAACTGATGCACCAGTAGTTCCACCCGTTCCTGTTTCTCCTTTGGTATTTGTTGTAGATTCAATAGTAGATCCTGTAGATCCTGTAGATCCGGCTGGTGTACCAGTAGAACCAGTTGTTCCTGTTTTTTCTTCTAGCTTTGTTTCTGAAACTGTTCCTGTAGGTCCAGTAGCTGCTACCACTTCGCCTTCTTTAGTCATTTTCATTGACTCTATAGATCCTCCTTTAGATTTGTCTATAAGTTTAGATAAATTCTCGTCATATCTTTTGGACATAGCCAAAACGCTTTCGTTACTAAACCCTTCGGCTTCTAGTATTTTAGCTAATGCTGATATTATTGAATTATTTTCCGGTGTATATAATGAAGCAGCAGATTGCCCAGCCATAGGTCCGGTTTCATTAAAATATCCAACAATTTTTGAAAATTTACTTAATAGATCATCAAATTTAAGTTTATCATCTTTTACTTTACTATCAAACTCCTCTTTGACTGAATCGTACTTTTCGTACTCTTTTATATTTGATAGTCCTAAATTTTCTACTATTTGTGTTACGTTACCAGTTTTAAGAATCTGTGCATTTCCTATTTTATTCTCAGCTGCACCTTTAGCCATTTCGAAAATTTCTTTTCCGTCTATAGCTTCACCTTTATCTATTTTGCTTTTTATTCTAAGTCTGTTTCCCCCTGACGAATCATAAGCCTCTGAATAATACACAATAGCCGGATCATAAGCAGGATCTAAAGCTTTTAGATTTTTTTGAAATTCATTATTATAGAATGTATTAGCTTCTTTTATAACATCATCCGCAGATTTCTTTTTCTTCTTTAAATCATCGTCAATTTCTTTCCCCGTTACTTGACCAGTTGGAGTTATCATTGCGCTTTCTTGCTCTTTAAATTTAGCTCTATCAAAAGCGCCTTCACCCGATTTAAAAATTGGAAATTCTGATCCTTGTGTTCCTGTTTCTCCTGCCAAAATATTATTTTATTTTATATACCTAAAAAGCCAAAAAGATCAACTTTTTGGCTTTGAAAATGAAAATGCTTCTACTAAATCACCCTGTTCTGATTTCTTATTCTCTCTTTCTATTTTTTCGTTAAGCTTATCTATGTATAGCTGATATTCGTAAAATGGGAGAGATTCTAAATTATCTATTGAAAGTTTAAATTCTTCCCAAAGTCTAAATTTAATATCAAAATAGTTGCTCAAGGATATTTGAAATAATGAAAAGGGATCTGTATCCTCCGGGAAATGAAATATCTGCTGTGACCTCCCCATCACAGCTTTCACATTTGGTGTAGATTCTTGATTTTGTTGCAAAATTAATTTTTTCACTAATCTGATCTGCTATGGAGAATTGTAATGGTGTCCATTCAGTTGATGCTCTTTCGTATTGATCGTATAATCTTTCGTCTAGACCTCTCCAGTCAGGAATTATGAAAGTTGCAACTTTTGCAAAACTCTCGTCGAACTTTTTGCCTTTTCTTTTTTTATCTGAAATGATCCTTCTACAAATAGTAGTTACGCCTACAGTAGGAATATACAGATCCATTTCTGCGCTTCCATCTTTCGGTATAAATTTGAATGAATAAGAATCTTTGTTGTATCTTTTTAATATCTCTGGATCTATAACAAAGCTATCTAATAGATTAGATTTTAATTCTATCATATCGGGGATATTACAATCTTCTTTAGTACAGTTTTTTGTAATAGGTAATAAGATTCTATTCTCTCCTTTCAAGAAAGTCATATCTCTTATTGACATAATAATAAAAAATCTGTCCTCGTACCAAAGATCGTATGATTCTAAAACTCCGCCATTCCAACGTATTTTCATACATTTTTCAACGACTGAATTTAATTTATCATCCAAATCTAATCTGTCACTTTCGTCCACAGTAGAGAATTGACGTATTTCTGTAACCTTAGCTGCTTTAATTGCAATTTCAAATCCGTCTGGATATCCAAATCCTTTAGAAGGTAAAGTGTCCGCGGGAATATTTTTCCATTCAGACTCCATTCCAAGAGGAGTTTTATTGATATTAACTTTTCCTAAATTTTTTGGATTTACATTATCAGATGTCGGTATCCATTCAGGAATTCTTACGTCTTCTACATCTGGATCGGGTTCTTCTATTCTTTGATGAGAATCATACTCAAACTTAGATTTAGCTTCTCTTTTGTTGAGTTCATTTAGAAGCTCATCGTCAAAATTGTCAATCATATTTTTTTTCTTATATTTCTTTTACTCTTGTTTTCTTTTTAGTTTCTTGTTAGACGATAAAAAAAAGTAAAGACCAAAGAACAATCCCGAAAGGAAATAAAAAATTGCGACAGTATGCCAATAGGAATGTGTCCATTTCATTAACGCTGCAAAAAGGATATCGAATCCGAACGGATTGAAAAATGTTGCTAGGATTAAGCAGATTGAGGCAAGTCTTCTTTTTTGTTTCTGAATCACACCTGTCGTCCATATTATTTTAAGATTAGCATTCTTGTAAGAAATAATATCAAACAAAAATGGAGACTTTGTTGAGTCTCCATTTATATATTCCCTTGATTTTTTTTTAATTAAAAACGTCTTCGAAATAATCAGCTCTAAATGAAAGAGCGACTTTATAAGGTGTTGTACCATTGGTATAATCTAAATCCATTGCTTTTATTTGATCTGTTGGAAAGCAATTCACTAATTTAATTCTTCTAAATACGTCTCCTTCTTTATTGAATATTGATACAAGTATATAAGTTCCTCCAGCATATGTAGTTTTAATACCAGTAGCACCTGTTAAAGGATTATAGATTAAATCTGACCACTGACGCATAGTTTTAAATACGTAGTTGCTGTTATTATCATCTAAGTTAGTTTCGAATTCAATTCTAACTTTTACACCCGTGTCATCAACTGCTCCACCTGCATATCTTCTTTTTGAGAATTTATACTTTTGTTCCATTACACCTGGGTTTTTATCAACAGATAAACCTGAAACTGAAAGTACATTTTCTACTAATAGTGATCTTCCTCCGTTTCCTGCTGGAAGGGCTACACCAACAGGAGGTTGAATAATAACCTCAAATTGATTAAGATATACTGGTTCGTATAATTGAACTGCTGCTTTTGCTGAGCTAAAATGTGGTAATCCTGCCATTTTGTTTTATATTTATATAAATACGTCGTCGAAATAATCTACTGCCCATTGTATATCTATTTTGTAAATAGATGCTTGAGTATAGTTTAATCCCATATCCGTTATAGGTGCCATAGGGAAACAATCTTTAAGATTGATCTTTCTAAAAATATCACCTTGCTTATTAAAAACATTAATTAAAATATTTCCTGTGTAATCTTTTTTAAGCCCCATTGCTCCTGTAATAGGATTATAAATTAAATCTGACCATTGACGAAGTATTTTGAAAACATACATCGAATTATCATCATCAAGGTTGACTTCAAATCCTATTGATACATCAAGACCAGTTCTTTGAGGAGCTGCTCCAGCATAGTATCTTTTAGCAAATTTGTACTGTTGAGTGATCTCGCCAGCACTTTGATCTACTTGCAAACCTGAAATATTGGTCACCTGCTCTAAAAGTATATTTCCGCTACCAGGATTTCCTTGAACTTGTAGAACACCAGTGGGAGGTGAAATAGTCACCTCGAACTGATTAAGGAAAACTGGTTCGAATTTATTAACCGAAGCTTTCGAACTTGAATAATGTGGTAATCCTGCCATGTCTTTATTTTATATATTTTTCTTTCTGATTTACTCTCAAATTTATTAGCTAAATTGCGCAAATCCTCCAGAAGCAATACCACCTGTTCTAGTAACTGTCATTCTATTAATAAACTTATGAATACCTCTTGCAGGTTCAATGATTACATCGATAATACCGATATTTTGATCAATGATTGCAGGAGTATTATTAGAAGAGTCCATAATAGTTAAGTAGTTATAGATACCTCCAACAGATCTTACTCCAGTTAAATAGTTGTCTACTAATGTCTTAATTTCAAGTCTTACATTGTCTTCGTTGAAGTCAAACACATAGTTAGAAAGTATTTCCTCTATTGCAGATTCAACAGTGATTAATAAGTCTCTAACGTGTAGGTTATTAAATGCTGAGTTAGTTCTTTGGTAGCTTGTTTGGTTACCGTAGATAACAATACCAACACCTCTTTTTCTGATGATTGGATTGATACCGAATGGCTCTAAGTATTCTCTATCTTCAATATCGAAATCATACTCAAGACCAACTAAGTTACCAGCAGAGATAATACCTCTTTTAAGACCAGCTACGATTGAATAAGGTTCACCTGTAATAAATTTACGAATGAAGTTGTTAGAAACGTATGCTGATGGTGGAACGTTTAAGTTCTTACCATTCTCTCTGATTGTTAAGAAAGGAGAGAAGAATCCTGAGAATTTTGCTCCTAAGTCTTCATCAGGTAAAGAGAACGTGAATGAAGGATTCAAACTTAAGTTACCTCCGTCTGCAATATATCTAGCTTGTAAAATTGGAGCTGGATCTGTTGCTGTAGGTGCTGAAGTAAATCTAGGATCAATAGAATCAGAGAATTTCTTCATTGAAGGCACATTACAAATTGCTAAACATTTTTGTCTGTTTTTAGCAAGTCTAGTAAGTTGGAATTTACAGTTTGGTTGAATACCTCCGTCGAATGTATCTACGATGTATCTGAATGTGATTACGTCAGTATCAGCTAATGTTCTTGCTAAGTTTGTATTAGAAAGTACGTCCAAGATCTCATTCATTCTTGTATCTGTTCCGTTTGGTACAGAAGCAGCTTTAATCTGAGCTCCTGGTAGATAAGTGAAATTGAAAGATGTAACAAATTCTTGTATATTTTTAAAGCTCAAAACTCTTGTTGTTGTACCTGGATACAATTTAATAGGTCTTTCAGTTTTAACTTGTACTGTGTAAATACCAGGGGAAGAAGCAGAAGATACTGTTTTAACCTCAAGTACTCTAGTTAATCTTGACTGAAGATTCTCAGTTAATGGATTATCGTAAATTTGAGTGTCAGTAGAAACTAATAGATCTCCCACTTTAATTCCTGAAGAATTAGCAATTGCTGTAGTTAATTCAATAACGTTAGGCTGTACTTGAGTAACAATATCAATATAATCACTAATGTTACCTGTTGTTGAAACGATATTAAATTGGTATGTTCCAACTGCATTAGTACCAGTAGGTAAAGAACTAATAAAAGTATCGCCAAATCCTTCAATTGCTTCAGGAGTTGTGAGGGTATCCTCTGAAAACGCTCTACAGACTAGGATTTTATAACCGTCTCTATCTACATTTACTTCAAATTTTAAGTATTGTTTAAGAGATCCAGTATCATCTTTCCAGTCTTGATCACCATCTCCAATATTTCCCTTAGTCCAGTCTCTGTACATAAGAGAGTTTTCATAAGCTAAATAGCTATCTGTACCTACTGGGATATCTGGTGAGAAGAAAACATCATCATTATCAAAGTAATCTGGAGTACCAATCTGGTAAGCATCCACTGTACTTTTATTTGTTTCGTACCAAGGTTCAACATATGTTGTAGAAGCAGTAGAACCAACTAAAGGGTGATTCATTCTGATTCTTACCTGTTGTTTTAGACCTGTTGGTAAAGTGTTATTAGTAATAAATTTAGCTTCAGTTACCTTAATCTTAACTAAGTCACCAACGTAGAATCCTAAATAACCAGCTGTTGGTAAGGTAGATGTAACTTTACCTAATACCCATCTTTCAGCAGGTGAATCTGGCGTAGTATCTAAGAATTGTGTTAAAGTTGTAATTTGTGTATCGTGTAGAGTTGGGTTTTGAAATTTAGTATCTAAATAAATAGATCCCCCATCTCTAGCAGTAGTAGAATATGTATCAAATTCAGTGAAAGGTATTCCAGCGTCTCCTATAACATTGTAGTTAGTATCTATTAATAATGTACCAGTTTCTGGTAATATATCAAAGCCAGTAGAAGGAGAAACTCCAGAATCAGAAATCTCTGTACCTGTAGTAGAACCGTCTACATTTCTATCGTAAGTGTAATCTGCAAATAGATTTTGGCTATAAGATAAGAAATTTAAATTCCTAGGAACTGAAGTGATATCAGCATCAGGAGTAGTTTCATCAACTAAGTGATGACCAACTAGATCAAAAACTGAAGAGTTTACTAATAAATCATCTAAAGCTTCTTCATTAACTGCACAGAATATACCAGTAGTTGGTGTTTGGTTGTTAATTAATGTCTGAATGTATCTAAGAGTACCGTTTTGGTCTGTAAAGTTAGGAATAATAGTACCAGTAACAGTTAATAAAGTATTAACTCCATTTTGTGATAAGAAATTATCTATTTGTGATTTAATAAATCCTTTAGAAGTGAAATATGTGTTATAAACTGGGTCATTAGCTAAAGCTTGATAATCGGTCCAATTTCCACTAATTACGATTACATCAATAAACCAATCTGAAAGATAATCGTATTGATTCATATAAGAAGGTACATTATCAGCTCCAAAATATTCTCTAGCTGTAATATCAAATCCTCTTAAAGGAAATCTAGAATCTAAAGATTTTCTTACTATAATACTTACTGGATTTTGACCTAAGTTAACAAGGCTGAATAATTTTCTTGTATCTGGTTGTGCACCAGCAGAATCTTCAGTTGCTAAGAAATAATTAGTGTCTGGGAACCAGAATTTCTCTTTGTTGTAATAAGAAGAAACTAATTTATCCTGATTTGTCAAAGGATCTGAATATGCTCCTGTTGCATTAGCACCATTTTGCTCTTCTGAATCCATAGAGAAAGCACGATATCTAGCAACGTCAGCACCAGCAGCGTAATCAGGATCTCCGTTAGTATCTACGGTATTGTTAAGTGATCTTAGATTTAAAGCAAATACAGGTCCACTCCCTAAACATGTTAAAACAGATCTATGAAAGAATGATCCTTTTTTCTCTAAAGCTTTATCAGTACTCCCAAATACTGACTGGAAAGTTGTAATATCGGGACAATATACTGGAGTATTGAAAGGTCCAATATTAGAGTAACCTATTACTAATCTAATCGTCTGAGGATTAATGATAATATTTTCCGAAGCATCAAATTCTAATGTGTAAACACCCGATGCTTTGAATTGGGATAAGTCAAGTTTAACTTGTTTGGCCATCTTTAATTTTTATTTTTTTATATATCGAAGAAGTATACTGCTTTAGACTTCTTTTTCTATGTATATATCATTCGTCTCTCAAGAATCAAGGAGTCCGTTTAAGAAAGTATAACTTGAAAGGTCATTAGTCTTGTTTTGAATGGATTCTACATTTTCAGTTAACCTTTCTTCCATTAATTTTCTGAATTTTTCTGGTATTATATCATACAGGTCAGAAACTGTCTCTTGAAAATCTCCGTTATCAAATATACAATTTATATTTACCAGTGTCATTGCCTCATCATCTTTACCTATTTGACTAGAAAAACTCCCATTTGGATTTATTCCAAAGTTAGCTAATTCGTGTATTCCGTTTTTACTACATGGAATTATTTTAGAAGATCTTGTATTTATTTTTAAATCGTAGCAGAATTTTTCTTTATTCTTAACGGTTAGTTTAATTCCAGGCTTTAATCTATTCGAAGCTTCAGAATGTTTTGTATAAACAAACATTTCGTCAAAGAATTCTTCACAATCTAAAAGTTTATCCATTAGAATTTCCCCTTTATAATTAAGCTCTAGAACTATTCTTGTATTATCAACACCTAATATACTTCCTATTAATAT